ACCTTCAGATTCAGCAGAGGTCCCAACTCCTCCTCAATCGTGGTCGAATTGGAGTTCGGGATGCTTGCTGACGGGGAACATGTGGTCGAGGTTGAAGCTGTCATCGGTGGTGTTCTTCGTGGCCGCATAGTCGATTGGCATTCCGCATAGCCAGCAGACTGCATGCTGTGCCTTGCATTGTGCGAAGAATGCGGCCTTGTCTTTTTCGAATTGGCGGCTGGTCTTGCGGATTTTTCCCTGGCCTATGCTATACTGGCATTGATTCACCGCCTTTGGTGCTTCGGGCTGGAGTCGAACCAGCGCGTGGTGTGGGATGCACTGTCTTTATCATCACGGGCATTCGATTTAAAGAAGTAGGAAGCCATGGCCGGTAAGGTATCCGTCCTCTGGTATCTGTGCTATCCCTCGTGCTCTGCCACTGAGCTACCGAAGCGATATGAATAATGGCCCAGCTATCATTATGCCGGGCCATTCATTCTACGAACATACGACAGTATAGCATTTCAACGGTGACAGTCAAGTAGTGCGGCCAACTCGCCGAGGTTGAACACGTACTGGTTCTTGGTGTTTGTCGGCGTGGCGGGCACCTGTCGGCGTCTGGGCGATTGGCTGACGAGGTTGCGGCTGATGGTCAGGCCGTAGCGTTTCAGTTCCTTGGCTGCGTCGCTTGGCGTGCCGGTGATTTGCACTTGCCACAGTCGTTCGTCTCGTGCTGCTTTGATGGCTGGTGCCGCCCATTCGGTACGGCAGTGTTGGCATGTGACCGACTCGGCGTCTGGTGTACCGGTGAGCTGGTGGCGGCAGGTGGGGCAGGTGCCGAGGATTATCAGCTCGCTCTCTGGTGTCAATGCTGTCTCGTTGCGTCGGCTGATGTGTTCCAGGCTGGTGTAATCATCTGCTGCGGTTGGCATGTTCAACGTCGTGTGACGGTTGCTGATGATGGCATACCATGCTTTCCGCCAGTCGTATGCGGCGTATGCGGCGCGTATTTTGCCCGCCTGTTCCGCCAACCATGCTTCGCTGTCTGCGATGAGGTCTTGAGCGTGGGTGTCGATGGGTATTGGTGCGTTGCCTCGGCTTGGCGTGTGTGCTGGGGTGCCGATGCGGGCCTGTCGGAGCATGATGCTCCGCAGGGCGGGCAGTTGGACGTGTCCGAGCTGGCGGATCAGCTGCCAGTAGTTTTCGCGGCAGCTGGCGCAGAGCAGATTCGCGGCGATCGGCTTCATTGGCTTCTGGCAGTGTTTGCAGTTGGTCAAAGTCGGGGCTCCTTGTCGTGCTGCTGGATTATGGCTTCGATTTCGGCTTTTGGCACTTGCGGCACGAGTGGCGCGATCTCGTCGAGGCTGTATCCGGCCTGATGCCACTTGATGATCATGTTTTCGAGTATTTTCTTCATTTGCTTTTCCTTGGTTCGATGGTCTTAATGATTCGCTGCGAGGTATCGCAGGTTGCGAGCACCTCGTATGGCCTGTGGTGGGAGTCGGCGCGCTCCTGTGCCACATCCGATGCCTCTTGGAGCGTTTCGTACATTCGTAATGTATACCGTCTCATATCACCCTTCGGCCGGATGAGGTAGCCGGCCCAGATGCTTGTGTCCAACGTGTCCACGCCGTTCACCGGTACTCCTCCACCGTGTCGCAGCCGATGGTCGTGCCACGGTCGGTCAGACAGACCCATGTCACGTCGCCGGTCTTGACCGTCGTCATGCCGTAATCGGGATGCGTGCCTAGATACCAGCCCTCATAGATGCTTAAGCCAAGCATGGCGAACGCCACGACGCCTAATATCACCAGTGAGATAATCAGCTTGTCCAATCCGTCCATCATTCACCTTCCTTTTCGATTTTGACGGTCTCCTTGTATGGGTTTTCGCTTGTATACTGCGGAAAATCGCATTCCTGGTCTTTCCATCCGGCCGCGTAGCCTTCCTGCCATGCCTTGCGGCGCTCGTGTTCCAACCATTCTCGGCTGTACATGATTACCGGTTCGTGTTTCATGATTTCTCCTTGTTGAGTCTGTCGGCTAATTCGCAGGCCTTTTCGTCTGCCTGTGCTGTTTCTTCGTCGCGTCCGAGCGCTTCGAGCACGTGAGAGCATTTCCACGTGTGCACGTGGCGTTTCGAGGGTGGTATGCCGCTCATTTTGGCTCTGCGTTGGCACCAGCCCTTCCACAGGCGCGTCCAGTCGGCTATCGTGCGGTTTTCGCCATAATGTCGGCTTAAGAATGCGTTCCACGCGTCTGACAGGTCGAGATTCGGGTAATCGCGGATTATGGCGGCATTGGCGTGGGTTTTCTCCCTGACCAGCTCGAAGTCGTTCAGCCCGATTTCTTTGGAGAAAGAAGAAGAATATTCTTCTTTCTCTTTCTTTTGGGTTCTGGTGTTCTGGTGTTCTGGTGTTTGTCCCGATTCTGTTTCGATTCTGCCGGCAGTCTGCGCAATTTCTGCCGGCAGACTGCCAGCAGAATACCGGTCATGCTCACGCTTGCGCTTGGCCATCACCTGCTGACGGCTCCGATTATGTTCGAGATAATCGTGGATGACATAGCCGCCATCCACGGCCTCGATCAATCCGACCTGCTGCAAAGCGTCAAGCTCCTGCGTGGTGATGTCGAGCACGAATTCCGCCGTGTCCGAGTCCACGAAGCCGTCCGTGAGGTTGTCACCGCAGTAGGAAAGCATGACGACGAACGCACTGACGGCAGAGGGCATGGTGCGACGCAACCGGCGTACCTTCCGGTTGAGATAGAAGCCATTGGCCAATTGCACGTAACCGCGCCTTGCCATCAATCCTCCCCTCTTGTGATGCCGTTGAATTCCATCCAGATTGCCTCCTGCCGTGGCGTGGTGCAGGGCAGGTCGGTGTAGTTGGTGTTCGCCCAGCCGCTTCCCACGTGTGGTTTCGCCATCGCGTCCAGGGCTTCGGCGATCTCCAACAAGTCCGGTGGCGGGTCAAGCGTCACCATGACAAACCCATCATTACGGCTTTTTTTGCGCCCACCCACCCCTACACGAACGAAACGGCTCCCTACCGTCCCGTCTGCCTCCGCCCCCCCCAGCCGATACCCGCAGTAAGGGCAGGTGACGTAATAGCTGCCCACCGTCTCGCCGCAGTGGGCGCACTCGACATATCGGATTGCCTTGCTCATTCGTTTACCGCCTTGCGTGCCACTTCGAGCAGGTCGCGCGCCCGGTCGATGAAGTCCTCCTGATAGCCGCAGATTTCCCCCGCGTAATCCCATGCGTCGTCCTCGTCTTTCGCCACACAGTCGCTATCGACGCCATCCCATTCGTAGCTGTCCCAGCAGAGCCGTTTCGCCAAAGTCAAATCATCATCCATGCCACGCTCGTAAGCGTTGGCCTCGTCAAGCATGATGCTCAATTAGTCCTCTTTCCGTTCGCTTCGATCATGGCGTACAGCATCTCACTCGCCGGACGCCGCCTGTAGCTATTCCGCTTGTCTCCATAGGACACGTCGTACAGGCATCTGAGCTTGTCCCCTTTGGCCGTGGGCACCAACACTTGGTCGATGTCTCGCGGAATCTGGTGGCCCACGCGCAGTTCATCCGCAAGCTCAGGCGTGGTGACTAGATAGTTTTCGTCACCGTAGAACGTCAGCCCGTGACCCGATTTGAAATCAGCCATGCATGACTTGATTTCATAGCAGGAGAAAGTGCCGAGTTCCACACTGCTTGGTTCGAGCACGTAGCCGGGCGTGAAAGGCTTGAATCCGATGTAGTCGATGCGCCTGTTCCGTGGTGTTCCAAGGTCGAAGTTAACCTCGCTAGCCCAATAGCTCACGCGATTCTTCAACCTCTTCTCGACCAGCTTGGACAGCATGGCGGTGGTTTCAGTCCTGCTCATTTCTTCCTCCTGAAGTACTTGCATTCATCGTGATGGAACAGGAACAGGTGAAGTCTCCACACCTTGACTGCCAACAGGCCCTTGAGTGTGATCGCATACCCGCCATGGACACGCTTCATGAGCTTCCTATCGGCCAATGATTCAAGTATTCGGGAAAGCTCTTGGTTCTCTCGTTGTTGCCAGATGTAGTTCATCCCCTCAGCGATATACAGGCAACACATGTCCTTGTCGTATTGACTAATCATCATTAGCCTCCCTCTCAAGGATGTAGACGTTCGTCGCGGTAACGGCGTTATTACTCAATTCCGTTGGTGGCATGATATCCACCCGCAGAATCTTCCAACCCTCGTTCAGCAACTCTTCAAACACACCCATATTCATCAAGGTGCGCTCATCGCCGTAATCACTCCAAAAAAGTGGGCAAACCTTGTACCGTTTATTCATTTCGCGTCCTCCTTCATGAAGACAATCCAGTGTGTTCCCGTGCGGTTCGGCTGCTTGTTGCCGAAGAGCGGCTTGTGCGCTGTGAGCTTGAGAATCTGCGATACGGGTATCTGCGTCTCATTCCATTTGAAAATCAACACTCCGTGCTCTTTCAGGACGCGGAAGCACTCGCTGAACATGGTCTTGAGGTCAGCTTTCCACGTCTCTTGGTCGAGGCAACCGTATTTCTGCGCCATGTAGCTCGTTTCCCCCGCATTGCGCAGGTGGGGCGGGTCGAGCACCACCATGCGGAACGTCCCGTCGGGGAACGGCAGGTCGCGGTAGTCCATCAGCATGTCCGGCTTGACATCGAATCTACGCCCGTCACACAATTCCCAGCTTTCATCACGCACATCACCGAAAAGCACTCGATCATCCGACTTGTCGAACCAGAACATTCGGCCGCCGCAGGCGGGGTCAAGAACAGGCTGATACGCGCTCATTTCGTGTCCTTCCTCTTGTATTCGTCCACTACGTGTTTCCACTGGATGCTTGCATCCATAGGGTCGCTGTACCAGTTTGTAGAGAGGTGCTTTCGGGGGCATTGAAGCCGGTATATCGACTTGATGTAATCCCCATCCTGTGTATGGCTCTTAACGATTTTGGGTAGTCTGCCGCACATTGGACACCCGAATTCGTTGCGTCTGCGTTTGAACCACATGACTATGCCTCCGCGTCTTTGTTCCGCTTTCGGCCCGTCCGACTCAACATAAAGCCGTCCAGATAGAGCTGGAACAGGCTCACATACAGGCCGTCTTTTATATCGTCTTCCGGTTTCGCATACAGTCGTTCGTTCAGGAGTGCGACTGGCAGTCCGGTGCGTTCCTCCCGTTCGATGTGGAAGGGTATTTCCTCCTGGCCGTCTGCGGTCTCGCGGACTGCCACGCCGTAGTCGCCCACCTGGGGCTGATCGGATGGGTCGCTATTGTCCGTGTCCTCGTAGGTGAGGCAGGACAGCATGGAGCCGCTGTAGCCGAGCATGGAACGGCAGTGGTCAGCTGTCTTTCCGTATGCGTCGATTTGCCCCTTCACGACACCGTATGCGGTCGTGTCACGCTGCATCAGAAGAGCGTTTGCAAGCCTCAAGCCATCAATCTCAAGCTGCTCGCACCAGTCGATGATCTCTTGCAGTGTCTTGTCTTTCTCAGTCACGTTCGTCGCCATGATTAGTGTTCTTCCTCTTCGATTCGGATTGTGATGTGGTAGACGCCTTTTTCGGTGCTTGGCTCGCCT